CCCTGTCGATGGGCCGCGCCCTGCACGGCGTTGAAGCTGGGGGTTCCCTCAAGGCGATGGCCGAGCGGTACGGTGCGGGCGTCAAAGGAACCGAGGTGCTGGATGCCAAGGGCAAAAGAACCCACCAGTTCTCCCCCTCCCAGCTTGTGCAATACGGCGAGTACTGCAAAAACGACGTGGAGCTGACGCACACCATTTTTCACAAGATGATGGCCGCAGGCTTTCCGCCTATCGAGCTCAAGCTGATCGACCTGACGCTGAAGATGTACGTGGAGCCCGTCCTCACGCTGGATAACCGGGCGCTGGAGCTGCACCTCGAAGACACCGCTGCGCAAAAGCAAGGGCACTTGGTCAACGCGCTGAGCGCCATCGGCCGCAAGGACTTGGCCCTCAAGCAAATCCTCGGGGATGAAGAGACCCGTGCTGGCATCCGCAAGGAGCTGATGAGCAACCCCAAGTTCGCGGCCATCCTTGAAGCGTTGGTGGACGAAGACGGCAAGCGTGTTGTGCCAAAAATCCCGATGAAGATCAGCATGACCACGGGCAAAGAGACGTACGCCTTTGCCAAGAGCGACGAGCAGTTCAAGGCCCTGCTGCAGCACGAGGATGTCCGTGTGCAGTCGCTGTGCGCTGCGCGTCTGGGTACTAAATCCACGCTGGAAGAATCACGCACGCAGCGTTTCATCGACATCGGGCGGCGTAACGGGGTGTTCCCCGTGCCGTTGAAATACTATGCGGCCCACACAGGGCGCTGGGGCGGTGCGGACTCTGTGAACCTGCAGAACCTGCCAAGCCGTGGACCCAACGCAGGCAAGCTCAAGAAGGCGATCCTCGCCCCCGAAGGCTACGTGTTCATCGATGCGGACTCTTCGCAGATCGAAGCGCGGACGCTGGCATGGGAGGCTGGGCAGGATGATCTGGTCGAGGCATTTGCGAAAGGCGAAGATGTTTACAAAATCATGGCAGCAGCTATATACGGCAAGGCTGAAGAAGAGATTACAAAAGAGGAAAGATTCGTGGGTAAGACTACGATCCTCGGCGCAGGGTATGGCATGGGGGGTCCGAAGTTCCAAGCTCAGCTCAAGACATTTGGCACTGACCTGTCCACCGACGAGTGTGCACGGATTATTTCGGTCTATCGTTCGCGCTACCCAAAAATCCCGCAGCTTTGGCGGGAGTCGCAGGAAGCCTTGAGGTGCATGACACGGGGCCAGACGACCAAGCTGTGCCGCAACGACCTGCTCACGGTGAACGACAAGGGCATCCTGTTGCCCAACGGCCTGCACATCTTCTACAACGGCATCCGTGAGGTGGCTGATGCAGAGGGCAAGCGACAGTTCGTGTACGACACTCGCACCGGGCCCAACAAAATTTATGGCGGCAAGGTCGTTGAGAACTTCACACAGGCTGTGGCAAGGTGTATCATCGGTGAACAAATGCTGAAAATCGCCAAACGGTACAAGGTTGTCCTTACCGTGCATGATGCCATCGGTATCATTGCAAAGCGAGAAGAAGCCGATGAAGCACGTGCTTATGTGGAAACCTGCATGCGTTGGGTTCCTGCGTGGGCCGAAGGGTTGCCTGTTAACTGCGAAAGCGGCATGGGAGTGAGCTATGGAGATTGCTGAAGAAGACGTTTACCACTATCAAGTAGATGGAGTGTCTTTCACCGGGCTTAGAGACGAGGCAATTTACAAATACTTCCACGGTGGCGTGCCAATTGAGGAAATTGCTCGTGTCCGTGGGTGTAGTGTTAGCCGCATCCATACTCTTGTGAAACGCCAAAAAGATGCCTATCACCTTCAAGCGTATGGCGCTCGAATACAACAACAAAAACAGTTCGATAAGGCTATGGTCAAGTTGGACCCCACCGGTAATTCAGCGGTGACTATGGCCTACCTCCAACCACTACGCGGCTTTTTGCAAGCCGTTGCATATGACAAATAAAATTCCAGCATGGAGCTTCAGTAGCCTGAAGACCTTCACGACCTGCCCCAAGAAGTTTTACCACGCCAAGGTGGCCAAGGACGTGAAGGAGCCCGAAGGCGAAGCTGCCCTGTATGGCAAGGAGGTGCACTCCGTTGCTGAGTTCTACGTGCGTGATGGCAAACCCATCCCCGCCAAGTTTGACTTCATCAAGCCCGCGCTTGATAGCCTGATCAAAATCCCCGGTGACAAGCACTGCGAGTTCAAGGTGGCGCTGACCGAATCCTTGGAGCCATGCGACTTCTTTGACAAAGAGTGCTGGTTCCGTGGTGTGGCTGACTTGCTGATCATCAACGAGGAAAAGGGCGAGGCCCGGGTCATCGACTACAAGCTCGGCAAGTCGAGGTATGCAGACCTTGGCCAGCTCGAATTGATGGCGCTTGCTGTGTTCAAAATCTTCCCCAAGATCACCGTGGTCAAGGGTGGGTTGTTGTTCTTGACCGAGGGCAAATTTGTCCCTACAGTCTATGAAGCGCAGCAACAACACCGGTACTGGGGCAACTGGATGCCAACGGTCACCATGCTGGAAGGCGCGTACAGTTCAGGCGTGTGGAACGCAAAACCCAACGGCCTGTGCAAACAATATTGCTGGGTGACGGAATGCACCCATTGTGGAAGGAAGTGATATGCCGTACACCCGCAAGTGGGGCCCCGGTAAGTTAAAGTCCTGCGCAACATGCACCACTCCTTTTGAACCCAAGAGCGGCACCCAAAAATATTGTTGCACAGCATGCAAACGAAAAGCGTATCAAATTGAAGGGCCAGAATCTACGGAGCGTCAATATGCTTTGATCAGTGGGAATTGGGAACGCTATTTTGGGCGTCTATGTACCCGAGCATTTCGGCGCGACCTGCTGACAAAACATGACTGCGTAGATATACTGAAAGCCCAAAGTTATTGTTGCGCCCTTACTGGGGTTGAACTGACGTGTAGGTTGGAGAAGGGCGTGGTCTGCAAGACCAACGCCAGTATCGACCGCATAGACCCGAAAGGGCCATACACTAAAGACAACGTGCACCTAGTGTGCGCGGCAGTAAACAAATTTCGGATTGACTTGCCACTCAACGAGTTCGTTGACTGGTGTAAAAAGGTAGCACACCATGCCGTACGTAAACAAAAAACGCCCGTATGAAAAAGAGTACCAGCAACAACTGGCACGAGGGGAGAGTGAAGCAGATGCAAGACGTAAAAGAGAGAACGCCCGCGACCTGTATGACCGAGAAGGTATCGACCGCAAGGGCAAGGATATTGACCACAAGCGCCCTTTATCTAAAGGTGGCAGCACCAGTAAAAGCAACCTGCAGCTCAAGACAGCTTCAGCAAACCGGTCGTTCAGTCGCAACAGCGACCACACCGTGAAAAAGAATAAACCCAAGTAGTCTTGGAATACGCAGCGCGTAAGGTATGAGTGGTGCTGCGGGGGTGTTTAGAGATTTGAACCCTAAAACCATATCAGTTGAAGGCCCCGCCCTTTCGAGGGGTTGATTCAACCGACTGGCACCCGCAAGGTGCCGACCCCAGACCCGAACGTGGATTCCACTTTCGGGATATTCTGCATTGGAGAACACATGGAAATCATTCAAGGCAAGGCCCTAAAACTGCGGCTCAAGAACCCGCACAAGGTCTTGAGCGTTATCCCCAAGAGTGCGCTGGTCGAGGACGGCCCCGTCAGTACAGTGATGGTTCACTGGGGGTTGGAAGAAGCGCAGGTTCTGAAGAACCTCAAGATCAAGAACGTACCGTCCCCCATCATTGCCAAGTACGGATGGCCCGGTATCTACGACCCGTTCGCACACCAGAAACAAACCGCAGCTTTCTTCACGCTGCACCGCAGGGCGTTCTGCTTCAACGAGCCCGGCACCGGCAAAACGATGTCAGCCACATGGGCGGCAGATTACTTGATGAACCTCAAGCAGATCAAGCGTGTGCTGGTCATCTGCCCCTTGTCGATCATGCAGTCCGCATGGCAGGCCGACATCTTCAAAGCGGCGATGCACCGCAGGGTGGGCGTGGCCTACGGCAGCAAGGAGAAGCGGATCAGGATCATCGAGTCGGATGCTGAGTTCGTGATCATCAACTTCGATGGCATCAGCATTGTGGAAGACCAGATCGCTGCGGCCGAGTTTGACCTGATCATCATCGATGAGTGCAACGCCTACAAGACCGCATCCACTGCACGGTGGAAGTCGCTCAACAAGATCATCAAGCCGAGCACATGGTTGTGGATGATGACAGGCACACCAGCGTCACAGTCCCCTCTGGATGCGTACGGTCTGGCCAAGCTGCTCAACCCATCCGCTGCGCCCCGCAGCTTCACGCTGTACCGCGATCAGGTCATGACCAAGATCACGCAGTTCAAGTGGGCCCCGAAGAGGGAGGCCGAGCAGATTGTCAGCTCGCTCCTGCAGCCAGCGATCCGGTTCACCAAGGACCAATGCCTTGACTTGCCAGACCTGCTGTACACCGAGCGTGAGGTGCCCCTGTCCACGCAGCAGATCAAGTACTACGAGAAGCTCCGCAAGGTCATGGCCATGCAGGCAGCAGGAGAAGAAGTCACCGCCGTCAACGCTGCGGCCAAGCTCAACAAGCTGCTGCAGATTGCGTGTGGAGCAGTCTATTCCGATACTGGTGAGGTGGTGTCGTTTGACTCTGCCAACCGCATGAGCGTGCTCAAGGAAGTGATCGAGGAGTCCAGCCACAAGGTGCTGGTGTTCGTGCCGTTCCGCCACACGATCGAGATTCTGTACGAGGAGCTGCGCAAGGATGGCATCACCGTGGAGGTCATCCACGGCGGCGTGTCTGCAGGGCGGCGCACCGATATCTTCAAACGCTTTCAAGAGACTGACGACCCACGTGTGCTGGTGATCCAGCCGCAAGCTGCATCGCACGGCGTCACTCTGCACGCTGCCAACACCGTGGTGTGGTGGGCACCCATCACATCGTACGAAACCTACGCACAGGCCAACGCCCGTGTGCACCGCGCCGGACAGAAGAACAAGTGTCTGGTCGTCAAGCTCCAAGGAAGTCCAGTGGAGTCCAAGCTGTACCGGGCACTGGAGTCTAAGGAAGAAGCGCAGTTCAACCTGATGGAACTGTACCGCGAAACTTTTTCGGAAGGAGTTGAAAATAAATCTTGACCCACCTTTACAAGATAAAGATTACTGTGTATCATTACCCAAAACAACGAAAGGATTCCCATGAGCATAACGGCAGACAAGCTGGTCAACGTCTACATAAAGATGCGTGACAAGCGAGCACAGCTCAAAGCTGCGTTCGAGGAACAAGACGGCAAGATCAAAGAGCAGATGGACCTCATTGAGTCCAGCCTGCTGGAGGTCTGCAAAGCAACCGGTGCTGACAGTATCAAGACTGCACACGGCACCGCAATCAAATCAGTGCAGACGAGGTACTGGACTGGAGACTGGGCAGCGATGCACAAGTTCATCCGGGACAACGATGCGCTTGATCTCGTGGAGCGCCGCATATCGCAGCTCAACATGAAGAACTTTCTACGTGAAAACCCGGACCTCATGCCCACTGGGTTGAACGTGGACAACAAGTACACTGTAACGGTACGGAGAAGCTAAATGGAAAATGCCCTGACGTTGGCTCAGGTGGCGAAGCTATTGCAGGTCGCCCCGTCAACCATTCACACAATGATTCGTGAGGAAGACGTGACCAAGCGTATTCCTTTCATTCGAGTCGGTAAGAGCTACCGGTTTTTTGGTAGCGAGCTTGCCAAGTTTTTCAACATGGACGCAGCAATCGTCGAGAATTTTTTAACCAAGGAGAAATCTAAATGAGCAATGAAATGACCCTGTTCGCCCAAGGTGGCAACGCACTCCCCGCACACCTGCGTGGCCTCGAACTCGATGCAACAACCAAAGCCCTGATGGGTGGCGGCACAGGCAAGCGTATCTCCATTCGTGGTGGTGTGTTCCGCATGATCGTTGGCGGCAAAGAGGTTGCACAGAATGACGACCGCGCCATGAACGTGGTGTTGGTTCGCTCCGCTGAGAAGACCAGCCGCAGCTACTACGCTGGCACGTATGTGGAAGGCCAGAACGCCGCCCCTGCTTGCTACTCCAACGATGGCGTCACACCTGCTGCAGACTCCAAGAACAAGCAGTCCCCCAACTGCGCCAACTGCCCACAGAACATCAAAGGTTCTGGCCAAGGTGACAGCCGCGCTTGCCGATTCAGCCACCGCCTCGCAGTGGTGCTGGAGAACAACCTTGAAGGCGATGTGTATCAGTTGACCCTGCCAGCACAGTCGATCTTCGGCACAGGTGACAACGGCAAGATGCCCTTGCAGCAATACGCCAAGTTCTTGGGTGGTCACGGTATCCCCGTGACAGCCGTGGTGACAGAGATGCGTTTCGACACAGCCAGCGCCACACCCAAGCTGACCTTCCGTGCAATGCGTCCGTTGAGCGTTGAAGAGATGGCCACTGCCAAGTCGCAAGGCGATACACCTGATGCACTGAACGCGGTCACCATGACTGTCACGCAGATGGATGGCGAAACCAAGCCGACAGGTAGCCCGTTCGCAGAAGCCCCAGCACCCGCAGCGAAGGCCAAAGCGGAACCCGCCGATGCAGTGGATGAGCCCGTCAAGCGCACGTCTTCCAAGAAGGCCGAAGTGAAAGACGTGTCCTCCGTCCTCGACGAGTGGGCTGACGACGCCGAGTAATGGTTTCGGGGGGAAAGCGGATGCTGCACGGACACCTCGGAGATCGCAAGACTAACGGGAGAAACAGAGATGCAGACGCAGCGAGTACCCCCACCTAACGAAAGAACAAAATGATCGGATACACACTTGCCCTTGTTGAAAAAAACAAGGCCGCTGACGGAAAAAAGGTCGGCGTCAAAATTGGCCGAGCATGTATCAAAAAAGGCATCTCCGTCAAAGAGGTTGCCAAAGTTGCCGGGGTTAGCACCGTGACCGTGTACGCATGGTTCATGGGTGACTTCAACCCGAAACCAGAAATCGCCGCCAAGCTGACCCGCTTCATCGACAACCAATAACCCATTCCTGCCATGACACTGACCGAATTCCTAAGCACGGTTCTTGCAGAGACAGGAACCTATTGTGCAGTCGGCATTAAGCAGGGGAAAATTCGTACACGTTTCGCAGACAGTCTGCCAATGCTGGTGCAGGAAGTCGATGGGCTACACCAAGCCCAAGCCGATGCCTACTTCGCAGTGTTCAGCTTCGATCCCAACATGCAGCCCCAGCGCAGGCTGGCGGCAAACGCTCTGAGGGCCAAAGCCTTCTGGCTCGATCTGGATTGCGGCCCCACCAAAGAATACCGAACTCGTGAACTGGCGATGTCAGCACTGGGGCAGTTTTGCTCTGACCTGAATTTGCCACAACCCATCTGCATCAACTCCGGCAACGGTGTGCACGCATACTGGGTACTGCCCGAGAGCATTCCGAAAGACATGTGGCTCCCTGTGGCCAACCGCCTCAAAGCCGTCTGTATCGAACGCAGCCTGTACGCTGACCCCGCTTGCACAACCGATGCTGCGCGTATCCTGCGCGTGCCAGAGACCACCAACTTCAAGAACCCCGATGCCCCGCTGCCCGTGGAGTACATCTGTGGTGAAGGCAAGATCGACCTGTTCGAGTTTGCCAAATGCCTCGGTGCACCAGAACCCAGCCAGACGGTAGACGCGCTGCCCTTTGAAGTGCCAGACCACATCAAGAATGCTGGCATGGATGGCACCAGCAAAGCCCTCATGGGGCAGAACAACATCTACAAGTTTGGCAAGATCATTGCCTTGGGCGCGAACGGTTGCGCACAGCTCAACCACATCATGGCGGATCAAGCTGGCATCGAGGAGCCGCTGTGGAGAGCCGGTCTGTCCATTGCCCACCTGTGCGAAGACGAGGCCACCGCCATCCACGAGATGTCGCACAACCACCCGCAGTACGACCCGTCAGATACGGTCTACAAGGCAAGCCTGACCAAGGGCCCATACACCTGCGACACCTTCGAGTCATTGAACCCCGGCGTGTGTGGCCAGTGCCCCCACAAAGGCAAGTTTGGTTCCCCGATCGTGCTTGGCAAAGAGATTGCTATGGCCACCGAGGAAGACAACGTGGTGCAGGCGGAAGATGCGAACTCACACGACACCCGCACCTACATCATCCCCACATACCCCTTCCCGTTTTTCCGTGGCAAGCACGGCGGCGTGTATCTCAAGGGCACCCCCAACGATGACGGCGTGTCGGACGACAAGCTGATCTATGAAAACGATTTTTACGTGGTCAAGCGGATGTATGACCAAGAGCAAGGCGAAGTGTTGTGGTTGCGCTTGCACCTGCCCAAAGACGGTGTGCGGGAGTTCTCCATCCCCCTGACAGACGCCACATCGAAAGACCGCTTCCGGGACACGATTGCAGCACAAGGGATCATGGCCCTTGGCAAGACCATCGACCCCCTCATGTTTTACATCCAGCGATGGTTGAAGGAATTACAGCATATGGGACAAGCAGAAACAGTCCGTAGCCAGTTTGGCTGGACCGAAGAAAAAACTTTTGTGATTGGTGATCGTGAGATCACTGCCGATGGTGTGCGGTACAGCCCACCGTCAAAGGCCATCATGCAGACATGCGGCCTGCTCACGAAGAAGGGCGACATCAACGAGTGGCGCACGATTGCCAACTTCTACAACAACCCCGGCATGGAGGCGCAAGCCTTTGCACTGTTCCTCGGGTTCGGTAGCGTGTTGATGCCGTACACACAGGTGCGCGGCGGTATCGTCAACTTGATGAGCCCCGGCTCCGGCACAGGTAAGTCCACCGTGCAGATGGTGATCAACAGCATATGGGGCAAGCCCTTTGACCTGCTGCTGCAAAACGACGACACGTACAACGCCAAGATTCACCGCTTCGGTGTGCTGAATAACTTGCCCGCCACGATTGACGAGATCACCAACATGAAGGAGGAGATCATTAGCCAATTGGCGTACGCCATCACACAGGGCCGTGGCAAGAACCGTATGGAGGCACAGTCAAACGCTGAGCGTCTGAACCACACCTTCTGGCGCTTGGTGGCCATCACGTCTTCCAACAGCAGCCTGTACGACAAGCTGTATGCCTTGAAGGACTTCCCCGAAGGCGAGATGATGCGGATCATCGAGCTGCGGATTCACCCAACCAACAGCCACTCCAAGGAATACACTGACGCCCTGTTCGGCCGATTGACCGACAACTACGGCCACGCCGGAGAGGTGTTCATCAAGTATGTGGTCGAGAACCTGCCCGATGTGCTGGATATCCTGCGTGACGTTCAACTGCGTTTGGATGCCGCTGCAGGGCTTGGCCAACGTGAACGCTTCTGGTCCAACATCGGGGCGCTGGCCATCACCGGGGGCCTGATTGCCAACCAACTGGGCTTGCTCGATATCGACGTGAAACGCATCTTCAACTGGCTCGTGGTGTTCCTGAAGACCGGCAAGGGTGAAGTCAAGAATGGCACGGTTACCGATGGCGCTGGCGCACTGGGCTCGTTCATTGCGGGCAACATCAACAACATCCTGATCATCCGTGACGGTGCAGCAGATAACGGATTGCCGACACCCCCGATGCGTGAACCGCGTGGGGAACTGTTGATTCGTTACGAGCCGGATACAAAATATCTGTACATCGTGCAAAAGAAGTTCAAGGAATGGTGCGCCAAGAATCAGGTCAGCTACCACGACACCGTGAACAACCTGCGCAATTCAGGCGTGAACATCACTGCCACGAAGAAACGCATCGGCAAAGGCACAATGGTTGCATCCCCACCGGTCAACGTGCTGATGATCGACGACACCATGCACAACGTGTTCGACAGCGAAGCGGTGCTGGCGGCAAGCGATGAGCAAGCCGATTGAAACGGAAGGGGTTCAGATCGATATTGAATGGGGGAAGTTCATCGTGGGCTCCTCATTCTTTATCCCGTGCATTGACACCAAGTCCGTGCGCAAGCAGGTCGAGCATCACGCCGCCGCCCGGGGCATGCAAGTCCGTGCAAGGGACCGCATAGAAAATTCTTTCTGGGGGGTTCGCGTTTGGCGCGTGGCGTGATACCATTTTCTGGCAACTTGCAGTTGCTCATGGAACTCCAAAGGGATTACCCCCCGGCTCAACACCGGGGGGTTCTTTTATTCCCGTAGCGACTTTTCAAGTTCCCGGGTGTAACTGAGCATCTCGTTTTCGGATTCCCGAATTTCGTCAATCAGCTCCCGGCGCTCCGCGCTGGTCATGCCCAACATCTCATCTGTACCCTGTTCAACCATCGTGCGCAGGGCACGCATCTGGCTCAAGTCGCGCAAGGTGTCGTTGATCAGCGGGGCGGCAGCAATCAAGGCTTGGTTCTTCTCCAGATACTTCTCTGCCTTGGCTGGGTCCTTGGTGAGCAGGTCCTTGAAGGTTGCGTCGGCTTGGCCAACCCTTTCCCGCAGGTCATAGAACTCAGCCTTCTTGCGCCCACCAACGGTGTCGTACAGGAAGATGCTGGCAAACGGCATCTGGTACAGCGGACGGTCAGGGCGGCTCGGGTTGAGCAAAGCGTCTGTTGCCAGCAGGGTGGTGGAACCCGCAAGGCCGAACGTGCCGCGCAAGAAGTTGTCGATCTTGATGGGCGACATGTTTGTTGCTTCACCAAGCGACTTGGCCAGCTCCGATGTGGAGGACGTGGACCGTTGGCCAGCTTCAAGCCGCTGCATGGATGCAGACTCCAGCTCCCGTTGCAGGAAGAAGGAATAGTTGGTCATGTTCTCCAGCACAGGGCGGACAAACGATGGCACTGCCGTGGGCGATCCGTAGGCCGAGAACCCGGCCTTGACCACACTGCCCAGCGCCTTGGTGATGTCCTGCTCTTCCTCGGTGCCGAGGCGTTGCATGTACTGGACGACACGCTCGGGGATGGACTTGAAGATGAACGCCAATTCCTTTGGCACGGGGATTTTGTATCCGCCGGGCAGGAGCCAGTTGTTGTCGCGCACTTCGTCTGTGGCGTCCTTGTAGCCCTCGTCGTCGCTCATGGCCAGCGCGTAGGCAAACCCGAATGCAGTCATCATGGCCACACGGCTCATGAACATCCTGCGTGCTGCGCTGCGCTCACCAGAGGAAGACCCGTCGATGCCTGATGCCGAGCGGTACAGCACGTCCATACCCTGCGCGTAGGCGTTGAAGAAGGGGATCACTCGTGCGGCCGTACGCATCGTGGCGCTGGAGCCCCTGCGGGTGAAGTTGATCAACTCGCGTGCACGGGTCTGGGCCAGCAGCTCATCACCGTTGGTTTCCCGCATGGTCTCTTCGTACACAGCCAAACGAGCCGCAAGGTCCGAGGCTTTTGTGAGTTGCTCAAGGCGGTGGAACGTCTTACCGGCCACGCTGCGTTTTGCGGCACCGATTTCTTTTTCGATGTCGGCCACAGGCTCGTAGATGTTGAAGTCGTAGTCACCGATGATGCCCAGCTCTTCCATGCGTTTGACCGCCACGGATTTGCGACCTGTCAGCTCACCAAAGAACACCTTGGGGAAGTTGTACAGAGTCTTCATGGCAACAACCAGCGGACGCTGCACACCGGAGTAGAACGCTGCACGCTGCGCGTCATCCACCACCTGCTTGATGGCAAACGGGGGCATGGCAGTGACCGACACGCGCAGGATACGGGCTGTGGCACCGAGGGCCTTGGTCAGGCCGTTCATGATCTCTGGTGCTTGCTGGAAGGCCAGCATGTCGTATTCGTTTTGCACCTCGAAGAACACGGGCTCGCCGTTGCGATACAGGCGGGGCACCACAAGGTTCTTGTTTTGCGCAGCTTCCACCTTGGGAATCTCACGTGCAAAGCCGCCAAGCTCCATCGCTTCCAACAGCTTCACGCTGGCGTTGTTGCGCATGGTGTCTTCCACCATCCAGCTCAAGCGGTTGGCGTAGGCATCGAGCACGTTGCGCACTGGGCGACCCAGTGAGCCTTCCATGCCGGGGTAGTTGCGCAGCACTGCCAAGCCCTTGCCACGGGTGAACTTCGGTGCCACCGGGGTTTCTTCAAACACACGGTCGAACGGCACGTAGGCTTCGTTGTCCTTCCAGAATTGGCCCTGCTCTTTGGTGATCCGGCCAGTGGCAATCATCAGGTCGATGGCCTGTGTGCGGGTGGCGTTGAGGTCAGCTTGAATGCCCTGTATGCCCTTGGACTTCTGGTAGATCGCTTCCATCTGATCGATCTCTGCATTGGTCATGTGCAGGGTGATCTTGCGGGCGCGTTCTTCTGCAGCCTCTTTGGTCTTGCCCTTGCCAGCAAGGATGATGGCCGACTGCTCCAGATCGTTGTTGTACTGGCGGATGCCATGCACACGGTGGCCTTCCAGCACGGTGGAGATTTCGGACTTGGCTTCCTCGTAGGTCATGCCGTTTGCAGCGGCAAAGTCCTTGACTTTGTTGAGCGCCGACACCATCGACTTGTCCTGATCGAACGTCTCGACCAGACCTTCCTTGGTCATGCGGATGCCACCAGCACGGAAGAAGTCCATGATGATCTTGGCGTTGTCTTCCGCTTGGCGCACCAGCACCATAGGGTTCAGGTTGCCGAAGGAATCGCGCACGCCCTTGGAGAACATCTGCGACACTTTGGATTCCACCGATGCAAACTTGTCTGCAACGGCTTGGCGGAATGTGGTGATGATGCCGGAGTTCTCACGAGCACGCTTCATGCCCTGCACGGCCTGACCCACCACACCCTCGGGGCCGCGTTCGCCCACAGGCAGTTTGTCCTGCAGCGCCTTGATAGCGGCGCGGGATGCTGGGTCGAGGTCTGCTGTGCCGGGGATGGAGTTACGTTCGCTTTCGGCAGTGGCCTCACCCTTTGCAGCGGTGAAGGACTCCATCGTGAACGCAGCCTTGGCCAGCAGTTGAACCTGCTCGGCAGTCAGGTCGTTGATGCCCAGCGAGGTGCCGAAGACGCGGTTGATTGCTGTCAAGAAGCCCGTCTTGATCTGGTTGTACAGGTTGCGCAACATGCCGACTTTGGGCAAGGTGCCCGCAGCCTCAGACAGGGCCATCTCTTCAACGAAGTAAGCCAGCAGCTCATCGCCAAACACTTCAGGGCCGCGCTTCATATCCCGAATCGGGATGCGCTTGTACGCGGCTTGTGCCATCTTGGCTTCGGTGGAACCGTCAGCCTTCTCAATCATTTTCTGCAGGCGGGCGATGATGGCGTCGTACTGCTTCGCGCCGACCATGTTCTTCAGGCCCAAGTGGGCACCGACCTCGTGCAGGGCCACAGACATGACCTTGCCGCTGGGGATGCCGTTGGCGTACAGGGTGACCGACTTGCCGTCATACAGACCGCCGATCTTGCGGCCCCCGGGGGCAGCAGCTTCGAGCTTGATCTTGCCGGACTTGAGCATGCGGCGCAGTGCAGCACCCATCATGCCGGGCATGTTGGCAATCTCCGCTTGCATGGCGTCGAGGGTCTGCCCTGTGGCCGTGGCGGGTACGGAGAATCGTTCCTGTGGCAAACCTTTCTGTTCGCGGCCTGCTGCTACGCGGGTGTCTTTCTGCGCAGAAGTGGTGTCCACATCACGGGTCACTTTGCGGGTCACCGGCTCTACGGATTCACGCACCAGAACGTCTGCGCCCTGCTTCTTGCCAGTCAAAAAGTCTTTGGTATCCGCTTGGTTGTCGGGCACCACAAACAACTTGGAGCCGTCCATTTGGGCGGCGTAGTTGTCCATCAAGTTTTTGTATGCGGCCTTGTCGATGTTGATGCAACCGAACGAGAACCGCGAATCTGCAGCGGTGTCTGTCTTCAGGGCAGCAGCACGGGCACCAGCGTCTTTTTCCTTGAGCCAGACGGAGTGCATGATGGTGACCCACGCATCGGGATCATTGATGGCCAGCACAGTGCCGGTATCGTATTCACCTGCAGTGCGCTTCTCGTCCGCGCCCTTCTTGGCGTCGATGACCTTGATGTCAAACATGCCAGCGGGCGTGATGCGGTTGCTGGGCAGGTCGTTGTTGCCCTTGTACAGATCACCCTTGGCCAGACCAAACAGTGATTTCTTCTGCAGGACCAGAGTGCCATCGGGCTTGAAGATGAAGACGCGACCACTCGGCTTGTCTGCAATCGTGATGAGCTTGTCGCCCAGCTTGCCCTTCAAGGCGGGGATCATGGTCTGGTATGCCAGCTTCGCGCCTTCGGACATGCCCTTCACATTGGCAGGCAGGGGGGCGAGCACTTGCTCTTCGGTGGTGATGGTCGCCTTGTTGGTGACCACAAAACCTTCGGGCAGTGTCATGCCGCTTGGGTTGAAGATCATGCTGACAGCCAGCACCCCGGCGTGCACTTGGCGGATGATTTCCCGGATTGCTTTGGCGATTGCCTTGGCACCCTTCTCCGCAAACGTGGCAACGTCCTTGTTCAGGCGTGCCCAGAACTCTGGCGAATCTTTTTGTGCGCCGTAGAACTCTTCCAACTCTGCAGTCTGATCTTCTTGCAGGCGGCTGACAGGGCCTTCCAGCAAAGCACGTTGGTTGTCAGGAATCTCCCGCGCTTCAACGTCGATGGTGATCGGCTCTTTGGTGAGCTTGGGTTGCTCGGGGGTTGTGGTGCTTCTACCCTGCTCTTGTTCATAGAAGTCAAGCGCGGCCTCGATCTCATCGATCATGTCCTCGGGGCCCATGTCCCGGTCTTTGCCGATGTTCAAAGTTGCGTTGAGGCTGATCTCATCAATCAGGCCAGCCTTGAACAGGCGCATTGCAAACGCCTTGACCTTGGCCTTGGTTGTCTCTGGGTCGAGGTCCAGATCACCTGCGGTATCGCGTGCCTTGGCAAGCGTCAGCTCACCGCGCTTGGCCTTGGGTTTTGGCTCTGTTTTCGGCTCTGTTTTTGACTCTGATTTCTGCAGCGCATCAAACTTCGCCTTCGCATCACGTGCGGCTTCTTCGCTTGCGCGTTCAGCTTCCGCCAAGTCTGCGGCCAGACCTTCTGGCTGGTCGTACCCAGCGGCGTCAGATTGGTTCCGCAGCTCCACCACTGTGGCGCGAGCTTTATCCGCTGCGTCTTCCGCAGCTTCGTATTCGGCTTTTACTGCAGGCTGCTCCGCGCTGACTCCAACATCTCCCGTGCCAGCATCTGGTCCAGTAGGAACCAATCCGCGTCCGACAGGTGCTGCAGGTGCTTCGGTGGCTGGGGCAGTTCCGGCTCCGGGTTCAGCAAGCTCGGTTGTGGCAGGTTGTACAGGTAACGCCACGCTTCGCTTACGTCCTCGGGGCTTATCGCTGACCGCAGGCGCAGGTTGCGCGGTTGCCGGGGTTGATACATCGGGGACTCCTTGGAACTCGGGACGGGCAAGGTACGCGTCCACTTTTTCAACGATCGGGGCACTCTTTCCTTCCTTGTACACCGTGAGCATCTTCTTGACTTCAGCGGCGTCTTCTGGTTTTGTAATGTCCAGCCCGTGGATAGGGTGGGTAGGCTTGCGCAAGATGGCCGAGTGGCCGATGCCCAACACGCCAAGCACGTCAGGCGACATCAGCGTCGGCACGGTGGCTGGCGTGGGCTTTGCCCGAACTGTAGGCTCGGGAACTGGTTGCCCTTCTGGCTGCTTCGCAAACGCAGACTGCTCAGCCAACGCAGCTTCACGTGCTTGCTGCTCAGCCGCCGCACCTTCGGTTGCTTCGCGCTCAAGGCGCTGTTGGTACGCTTGGTCCACACCTGCAAGGGTGTAGTCTCTGATCTGGCCGTCCAGATACCTGATGCGCTGCTTAATCTCTGGGGTCTGCTCTGAAGCCTTGAGCTGCTCACGCATCTTGACCAGATCGGCATACTCGAACGTGGCCTCTATCATGAGGTCGGCCTGCTCTTGGGTCGATACGTCCTGCGCACGGGCAGGAGACTGCGGGGGCACTGTGATCGGGGTGAAGCTACGCTCACCTTTACGCAGCTCGGCCGGAGTGAACAGCGTGCCCTGATCCTGCCCTTGCTTGAGCTGCGGGCCACGGTTGGCAGTGCGCTCCCGGACCATCTCGTTCAACTGGGTGCGGCGTGTGCGGATTTCCCGCATGCGCTGGTTATCAGCAGAGGTCTTGTCCTTCTTCGCCTGCAGCGCGGTGTATTCCTTGTCCAGCGTGGCCAGCTCTTGCCGGAAGAACTCTGTGTCCTGCACCTCATCAAGGCCAAGCTGCTGCTGACCTGCAGCTTCCAGCTCCTCTGGCGTGCGGGCGAACCCGGCTTCCTGTGCGACCTCTGTGGTCAGGGGGAAGCCTTCATACAAGTCGGAGGGGCGCGGCGCGGCCTCATCGGGCGCGGGCTCCAGAATCTGACCTGCGAGGTCTCGCTGCGGCTGTGTGGGGGTGGGCAGGCCACGGAACAACTGCCCTTGCTGGCCAACGTACCCTTGGGCCTGTGCGGCCTTGGCTTCTGCACCGAGCCCTTGTTCAAGCTCCAGTGTGGCGCGGCGCTCACGCTCCGCCTGTGCTTTCTGTTCGAGGTCTGGGATTTCGCCCGGGGCACCCGGAGTGCCTTTGGCGCGGCGACCAAGCGCCATGTCCAGCAAGCCTTGCACCAGTGCACCAGTAGCGCCACCGTAGGCTGCAGATTCACCGACCTGCTCGATGATGGCCTGCTCTGGCTTGTAGATGCCCTTGGCAATCAAGTTCTGTGCGATCTGCGTTGCAGCTTCCTGCGCACCTTCTTCACCACCGGCGACCAGCGCACGCTTGATCTGGGCAGCGGCACCTTGCTTGATGGGGTCGGCCAGTCGGCCCAAGATTCGCAAGGGAGCGAACATCTCCGTCACACCCACACCTGCGCCCAGTGCAGTGGCAAGGCCCCGTTCACCGGCGGTCGCTGCACCTTCTTCGGCACGGCCACGGGCTTCACCAGCCCCAGCGCCAACACCCAATGCAGTGGCCCCGATGCGGCCAGCAATACCCAAAGGTGCGGATGCAAGGAACGGAACGGTGGAGCCTACGGCTTCGCCAAACTTACGGCCGATCGATTCTTCGTAGCCAGCACCAGCTTCAAATGGTTTGCGTGCCGAGGCAGCAGTCTCTTTGACGAACTGCCGGGTGGCTTTTTCTGCGTCTTCAGGCAGGAGGGCGGATGCGCCTACAGCGGCGCTTTCGGCAAGGCCGATGGCCCCGGGCACGATGCCCTTGAAGAATTCTTTGACGTTGCCACCGACGGTGGTTTCCGCCGGAGGCTGCGCGGCCTCTGGGTTTTGGGCGAGGACCGCCTGAGCTACCTGCGCATCACTTGCCCCCGGAGGACCCTCAATCTGGTATGTGCGACCGTTGGGGGCTGTGATGCGGTAGGTTGTCATGATGCTATGGCTTTACGACTTGTGGTTTGCCCCATAGGGACATGTCAATTCCGCTACCGGCACTGGTAGGGGACGCTGCCAGCATTGTATCCAAGCCTGCGGCTTGTGCAATCGCTGCGTTGACTTGGGCCAGCTTTGCTTCGTATTGCTTTACGGCTGCTTTGGCATCTGCACCAATTTTGCCCGGCATCATTGCCTGCTTTGCAGCGGCCTGATACATCGGATCACTCTTCAAATTGGCCGCGTATGCTTTGAGCTGTTCCAACCGTAACTTGTCCGCCTTGCTCATGCCACCATCTGCATTGGCTGCTCTTTGCCGCAAAGCATCCGCCTTGATGCGCTCGACTGCCAAAGATTCTGTTTGGTACGCCTTGGTTTGTTTGAGCTTGTCTGCTTCCAGCCCAGCGGTAACCGCAAACTGCCGCTCTTGGCGAGATTGGTTGGTCAGCGCGACAGCATCTCTGTGGTAACCAGAACGCTCAGCGCGTTGGGCCTGCATGATGGACATTTCAGACTGACGCAGCGCACGGCGTGCAGCTTCATCTGCCTTCTGTGCAGCGGTGAAAGTTTCAAAACCTGCAATAGCCCCAGCGGCGATGTTCTCAAACGGATTGCTTGATTTGCCGCCCATCATGCCAACACCGGCGCGGAACAAGGCTTCGCCCACGTTGGAGTCTTTGCGCTTGCCCAAGGCTTCCTTTTCGGCTTTCAGCTCGGCCAAGAACGGGCTGTATTCCTTGTCCATGCGATCGATGTCCTTTTTGGACAGGGCTTCGGCTTCCGCACCGAGTTCTGCGGCGGTGCTGGCTTTGAACAAGCTGGCAAGTCCACCTTCGGGGGTGACGGCTTTATCCGCGACCGCTTCTTGCTTGGGTGGCGGAACGACGTTGGCCTTGCCTTTGCCTGTGCCTTTATCAGAAGCTTTGGCTTTAGGTTTTTCCGCGTCTCCGCTGATGGAAGGGACTTTTGGCATGCTGCCTGCGGCTATGCGGCGATCCATGCCGCTGGTGTATTCATCCCGTTTTGGCTCTGCGGTGGGGGTTGACAACGCTGCCAACTCCGCCTGACCTTCGGCTTCGCGCTCGGGCGAGCCAAACAGATAGTTTGCAAAGCTGGTTTTCTGGCGGGCGTCCATCATTTCTTGCCGACGTTGTGCCATTTCCCGTTCTTTCGCGGCCTTGGCGGCGTCTTCGGCGCGGTTGCGCTGCCACCACTTATCGTAGGCTGCGGGGATTCCCGCCAAGTCCTGCACGAATTGGGACTGCGAACCGTTGTACCGCGCAACACCACCTTCAGCCATGCGCATGACTGGTTCTTGGCCATAGGTAGACTCACCTTCATCGTAGCCTTCGTAGCCAGCAATGCCGCCGTCGGCCATCATCTGCATGTTGGGTGCAGGCAGGGCCGCAATGCCCTGCTCTTGGGGTGGGGCCATCTGCGCCAGCGCAGCGTCAGCTACCTTGGGCTGCTCCTGCATGCCCTGTGGTGCCTGTGCGGCTGCACGCATCTCTTTGCGGCGGTTGGACTCCGACACAGCCAACGACATGATGTACGGATCGTTCTTGTGCATCTGCGCATATTGCTGCAGTGCCTGATCCGGCAGGCGTGCCAGAGTGGATGTGATCTTGTTGACGTCAATTCCTGCCATGATGATTCCTTATGCCATGTTGGCAATTGCCAGATCGGCCAGACCGGAGCCCACGCGACCACCACCAGCGAACGCGCCCAGTTTGCTCAAACCCAACGCGGCAGTACCCAGACCCGCTGCTTGTGAAACGGTCGAGGGCGGCGGTGTGAACATGGTCTGCGACTGCTGTGTCAAAGGCAAGCCACGGATCATGTCGGACATGAAGCCGAGCTGCTGGTATGGGCGCTGCTGCGCATTCAGGAAGTCCTGATACTGTGCGCCGAGGATGTTCTGTGCCTGCGCCTGCTGCTGACCGCCATACGTGTTCTGCAGCTTGTTGATGTCCATCATCTGGCCAGCATACTGACCACCAAGCGTGCCGAGTTGACCCGCTGCCCCCAGCCCCACCTGAGCGCCCTGCATGTTAAGACCGGCACCATACTGGGAGGACTGCTCGCGCAACTGGGCTGCTTGTTGGGCAGCTTGCTGCTCGGCGTTGAACTGGTTCATGGCTTGGCCATAGGCGTCCTGCATGCCCTTGTTCTGGATGTCACCCATCTGCATGGACAGGTTACGCTGGGCTTCAGCGTTCTCAATAGCTTGACGTGCACCACCGAACGCACCGGCACCTGCGGCTTTGGCGCCGCGCTGGGTAGAAGCAATGTCGGCTTGGCGCTGCGCTTCGCGCTTGTTGGCGTCCACCACCTGCTGCATGTACGGCGACATGTACTTGTCGGCCGCGCCGGGCTGCGTGAAGCTCTGCGACTGGTACTGCGAAGGGCCGTACTGCGCGTTCAACCCCTTTTGCGCGGCCAGTTGGGCAATACCTGTGGCTTCGTTGATCTGCCCGGCCGGAGCCATCGAGCCGATGTTGGCGTAGGACTGCTGCTGCAGGGGGCTGAACTGTGCGTAACGCTCGCCTTGGTACTGCAGGTACGGGTTGGATTCAAGGTCTGTCAGACCTGCGGCTTGGCCCAGCAGGGTCTCTGCATAGGGCGCAAGAATGGGGGAAAAGCCGTACTGCGTTTCGGTGGTTTGGACTGCCATGATCTTGTTCCTTATGCGGGAAGGTATTTGTCAGCGCGGCTGTTCTTGGCAACGCGCCCTTTGCCTGTAGTCTTGCCCCGTGCTTTTTGCACACGGTCCATCATGGCGTACAGCTTGCGGGCACCGGCTTCAGTCGAGCCGTTACCCAGCTCAGACACGATGCGGGCTGGCACCACGAACTCACCATCAGCCAGACGGGCAGGGCGCTTGCCGCCAATTGTCGCAGGGATCGAATCGCTCACGCCATCACCGGGGCCGCGCAGCAAGCGCCCGCCATCCGAGTAACCGCCAAGCGAGCCCAGCCCGCCAAGGGCGTAGCCTGCAACACCGCCTTGGGCCATGCGCATGAGGCCACCGTCCTTTGCGGGGTCTTCCGGTCTTGTTGTGGTCGGCGTAACGATGGCTTCTGTAACCCACTTCCGATCTGTGGAATTCCACACCCACTTCTGGCCTGTTGGAGGCGCAGTCTTGGGCGTAGCGTTGGGGTTTTTCAGCTCGTCAGCAATCTTCGGACCCTTGTAGGGGTTCTGAATACCCACGGACTTCCAGTAATCCGTTGCAATGTCTGTGCCTTCAGGCAGGTACGGGTTGACCGGGTAATCGCCTTGATTAGACAGATACTCGTACGCCTTACGCGAACCGCCCCTTGTCGCTTGGGAGATCGGCTGTGTAACCGGCACTGGGGGCGCAGGGTTTAGCTCGTCAACAGGTGTTGGGGTGTATGGGCCCGGGTTTGCTGGGTTTGTACCACCGCCACCGCCGCCACCGCCACCGCCACCGCCACCGCCACCGCCACCATCCCCAGAAGTGGTGCGCGAGATAACGCCGTCG